TGGTGCTTGTTCGCTACCTCTTCGCAGATCAGGGCACACGCCTCACGCTCATGCTCTGCAACAAGATTGGCAAACCTCTCATAAGGCTGGTAATCCCCCTCGTGATATTCAAACTTGCGCTTGAGATTGTCCTCGCTGACGTTCCAAGCCATGTGCATCCACTGGCAGATGTCATCTTTGGTCATGTGTTCTTCTCCTCTTGCTCGTGACCGGGGGCATATCTATCAGACGTAATTGCATCCATAACGCTGTGATAGGTTTTGCTCTTGTCTTGTTTACTCTGCATTGTTCGACCGCACTCCACGCACTTGTGAAAATAAATGTCTTTTAGGTAAGTCCCTACGTGATTGTGATGTTCAGCAACCCTGCTGTGAGGCTCAAACTTTTCAATGCACTGGTTAAATGAACATACCTTTTCAAAAGTAACTGCGTCCAAAAAATCCAAATCTACTTTTAGTTTTGACAATTTAATTTTTTTTCCAGTCATTTCTCACCCCTTCTCCTTATCGTTCATTTGTAAACCTTACAGTCGTTCATATCTAAAAAGGCGTTTGCCCTAACAATAGACCCGCCGTTTACAGTTGCCCGCGTGGTCGTGTTCTGAACCTTGATCTCAATCAAGAACTTTCCATGGCCGTTGGTAATCTTGATAGCCAGTAAAGTCTTGTCCTGCACTATATAAAGAAGCCCAAGCAACGGGACCCCCAACGACAAGGCCGCCTGTCTTGCGTTGATTATCTTGTCGAAGGTTACAAGCCACAGCCCATCTCTTTCATTAAAGAACTGCTCAGTGGTCATGTCATACCGGCACTTGGTCTCAACAACCCCGCAGACCTTAAACGACTTGGTCAGAACAGCATCTACAGGAGACTCACGATCTTTTGGGGTATGGCAATAAACAAACTCCGGGTGATGTTTGTTCAAAATTGAGACCGCTTCGAGCTCATCTTGAACAGTCTGCTGGCCCGCCGGAGTAAAAATATCCATGCGTTACTTCTCGCCCCTTGCTCGGATTTCGTCTGCCAAAGATTCGTCCAATGGTTCAACCATCTCCGCACACGCCTCACGCTCTGCCTTCTGAACCATAAAAACAAAGTCCAGCAAGTTCTCACTCGTAAAGTTCCACCGACCAAAGTCATCTTGGAACCCGATCTTTTCTGCTAGTTCAAACACTTGTTCGTCGGTCATGCGCATGGTATTAACAGACCACTCATCAAGAAGATCCCTAGTAATCATCGTGCCCGCTCCTCCCTAAGTTTCTGCTCGAGCGCTTCGATCTCATACTGTTGCATCGCTAGCTGAGACTTGTAGCGGTTGCAACTAACCTCCCACGCCTCTTTGAAGCAGGTATAAAAGGCATCCTCGTTCCGTGGAGCACGCTTGATAAACCAGTCCGTCCACGCCTTGTTCATTGCCTCGGTATCTGACATATCCACTATTTCATCTCCAGCAGCTCGATTTGCTCAGTCAAGATCAGACCAAGATCCTTACCCTTGATAGATATCATCTGCGCCTCGGGACAGTCGTAGATAACCTTTGCCGCATCCTTGATAGCCTTGTTATAGCCACTCTTGAAGGCGTCATCCCCGCCGCTCACGAAAGTCATAATGGCATCCCGGACAATCGAGGAAGCCTTCCTTCCCTTGGCCGCCCTCTTCAGCATGATGTAGTGCTCCTTGGGAAGGTGCACCGAATAGGGAATCATTTTCTTTTCCATGCATTAAAGTCCTTGTGTAGTTTTTCTAGGCGCTCCCTAGCTGGCGGATTGTCCTTGAGCTCTGACCTAGAAGTCACCCCGAGGTAATCCCGCAACCAATCGGTAGCCTCCTTCTCAGTGGCCTCAATGATCTGAGTGTCCTCGTGTAGCCACTCCCAAAAGTTAGGATCCCTGCAAAGCAAGCCGGCCACGCGGATAGCCTTGGTCCCGTCAAACTCCTTGCGATCCATGGGCGTCTCATCCCCGGACAAGCGAACCATGACCACCTGATAGCGGGCCCCCACAAAGTCCCGGAGAAGCTCCTCCGGGATCTCGTCAGGGTGCATACACAGGGTAAGGACATAGCCCGTCTTGTCCTGCTTGAGGGCGACCTTAACTCCCTCAAATTGAAGTGTCTTCATATTTTCCTCGGATAAGCGCCAGACGCCCTTCCAAGTACTCGATCACAGCACGGGCCTTGTTTAAGTTGTGACGAAGCGCATCATTCTCAGCGTACAAAAGATCCAACTCTCCATTTTCTTTGAAGGCAATAGATTCGGTTTGAACAGATTTAGGTGGGCGTCCACGGCGTTTTTGCATAGCAATCTCCTTAAAAAGGTACGTCTTCATCAGGGCCCGCAGCCGAAGCTTTGGTCACGTTATCAACAGGCTTGACATACGGCTCAGAGGCCGCAATGGAAAGGCAGTCCTTCCCGTTGATAGTCTTTTCCCATCCAGCGATGGAGATCTTTACGGGGTCTTCCCCCTTGGCCATCAGGGAACGAAGCAAAGAAACCGAGATGAAGATATCCCCCCGCATATCGGGGTGAGTCTCAGCGGTCTTACGCTCGTTGGGCCATAGGGTTCCCGTGTTTGGTTTCGGCACAAAGCTCATGCGGCCTCCTTAAATTTGCCTTTGGTTTCGGTAAATACAGCCATGAGATCTTTGAAGGCCACGGCATCAACTTCCTTGACTGTGTCGAATAGCGTCTTGTTCTTCTTGAAGATTTGCATAACATCCTCTTCTGAGTTAGCCATGCTCAGCGCAACCTGAGTCGTCTGCCCCACAACAGTCAGCCATGCATCGATCTGATCCCCGTCAGGTTTAGCCGGGGCCTTGATCTGCCAATCCCCCTCTTTGCCTACGATCGGCTTGGCCTCAACCTTGGGCTTAGGTTTGACATCCACCGATCCCGTCGTGGCATCAAGGGCATCGTGCTCGACCAACTCAAAGGCCGTGGTCCAGAGGTAACGACGAAGATAGGTCTGAACCGCTCCAAGATTCTGGACGGCATGGCAACCCTTTAACTCAGCCGAGGCCATAGGCGAGGAGAAGACAATCGTCCCGTCCCCATCCGTGTCATAGATCGTCAGGTGGGCGTTGGCCTCGTCATAGGAGACAACCCCGCATAACCCGACCTCGTCGCAGATCCGCTGGATCGCTGGCAGGAAATCCCCGAGCTCGAAGTATTCGTAGCCGGCGAACTTGTTCTTCCCGGACTTCTTAATCTCAGTCTGCTGGAGCTTAATCCGGGCCTTCTGAAGCTTCTTATAGACGTTCATTCTGTGTCACCTTAATAAGTTTGTCTAAGTAATGGGCGGCCTTGATGAGGTCCTCAACGCCGTTCTTCTCTTTGTAACGGGTCACATACTTGATGATGTTGCCTTCGAGATACCCCATCTTGTTGGCGACGATGTAATCCCAAGGCTGGATTGCCTTCTCAATGTAGTGACGCCCGCCTACCTGTTCATCGTTCGGATTCATCACAGACTTTCAAAGTAGCGGTCCACCATTGCCTCAGCCAAGCTAAAGACAATGTTGGCGGCTTGTTCATTACTTAATGCCGCCTCGTCAGCAGACACAAGGATCTGCGAGTTAGCCGATAGGGCCAACATAAAGTCGTACATCATTTCCGTTCTAGTTTTCATTTCAAACTCTCCTGATAATCCCGCCATTGCTGGCAGTATTGGTTCACTGGGCAGAACGATTCACAGCGAGTGCGGCTGCCCGGACGCACCTCGATCTCATAATCCTTACCAAGGGTTTCTAGGGCTTCCTGAGCCTCTTCCTGCCCCTCGTGCAGAGACTTGGCCCTAACCCCACCCTTCTTCTTGACGGCCCACACAGTCGGTCTCTCCCACATTTCCTCGGGGGTGCAAAGGGGTAGCTCCTCATCCGTCTCCAAAGCAAACTCACAGGCCGAGTGCATACTGATCCGGTGCTTGATGTAGGCCTCCTGCTCGTCGTATGTCCACAGCTTGATGGGGATCTCTTTGATCGGGGCTGGCGGGTAGTTCTCGTTCTTGGCCGCCTCACGCCGTGACCAATCCCGGATGATGGCTACGATCCCAATGTCCGTAACCGGGGCCTGCTTGACTGTCTGAACCAACCAAGCATAGGTGTTTAACTGTTGCTCCCACTCCAGCTTCTCGTTCATCACAGCCCATGCTGAGGTGGTTTTGTAGTCACGGATGGCTATCCCGGCATCGGTCTTGATCTGAAGATCAATAGCCCCCGAGATACGCCACCCATCGAGCGTGGTATGAAGGCGCTCCTCCACAACATGGTTATCATCCTTGCCATGCTCCAAGACGCCATGGATCGCCGTCCCGAAGATTGACCACACCATATCCGAGACATCCTGCTCCAGCTCGTCATCGAACTTCTGAGTCAGAGCAACGATCTTGGGGCTGTTGATAAGCTGAGTAACAGATAGATGCGCCTTGCCCTTGCTATAGGTCGGGCGCTCCAATACATTGACGAAAGTCTGAGGGATACTGAATTTGTTGGTAAGTTTCATACGGGCTCCTAGCAGTAGACGTTCGCAATATATATGAAGGAAAACTGCCTGTCAACATGTTGTACTCACTTTATTGCAATATGTTTTAGATTGTCAGGCAAACATGCGTAAGCCTGAAAACTATAAATAGAATCAAACACTTAACTGCTAAGTGCGCACTAACATAAAGGAGAATTGATGCATATTCAGCTCGAGTTACCCTACCCCCCTAGTGTTAACCACTACTGGGGAGTGAACGGGAAACAGAGATTTATCGGGGCCAAGGGGAAAGTTTTCCGTATGGCTGTCATGGAAGCTTGTGCTGATGCTGGAGTGCAGACAATCGAGGGGAGGGTCTCAATGCACATAGCCCTCTTCCCCCCGGATAGGAGGAAGCGGGACATAGACAACGTCTTAAAGAGTCTTCTTGATGCCTGTGAGCACGCTGGCTGTTACGAGTCAGACAGTCAGGTCGATGAGCTCCACGTACTTCGTCAGGCCCCCAGACCCGGGGGATCCTGCACTGTAGTTATTTTGGAGCTGCCTCCTTCAGCGGCCCCTTAAACGCTTCTTGGCGGAAGAGCTCGATACCCTTAAGCATCTCCTGCTTGCCGCGCTGGATCGTCTCTATATCCTTCCTACGCTGTTCGGCGCTGTAGCTCTTATCGGTTGAGCGGCCAATCATCCGGATCAGCTCGTTCATCTCGTCGAGCTCAGCCTTAGTTTGATTGGTGTAGTCATACAGAACGATCAGGCCGGGATACTTCTGAGCATACTCCAGCGCCTTCTCTGCCTCGTTGGCATTGAGCAGATCCTCAAAGGTCTTGTGCTTAGTCTCGGTTCGCTCCTTGAGATCATAGAACAGATCCTCAGGGCCACGAGGAACCTTGGGCCGCAGGAAGGGGCCGATAATCGGGGACTGCTTGGCTGTCGGGGCAACCCGTGCATCAGCCGCCGCACCAATCACATTGCTCGACCAAGCCGCCATGGCGCCGGCAGATCCAAAGAATCCACGGATCAGATGGTCAGCCTCTATGGGGTTGATAACCCTGTTCTCCGTACCCGGAATCGAGGTCAAAGCGCTCAAGGACTTGGCCGCCTCCGAGGTTTCGTAGGTGAACTGGCGCTCAGCCTCCAATGCCTCGAGGGCCTTAGGAGTCAACGGCCGGCCAGTAAAGAAGTCCCGGTTCAGAGTGATCTCTACAATTGGCTTGGCTGCCGAGGGGATTGGGCTTGGGCCAAGAAGCATATCGACAGCGGCCTCTTTGAGGGCTGTGCGCAGGCGCTTGTTATCCACAGGCGTCTCAGTCCCCTCGTTGACCACCTTGTTGTAGATCATTTCAGGGATGGCCTTGAAGAAGAAGGCGGCCGAGGTATTCATCGGGAGCATGATCTCCGTCCCCGGAATCATGTAGCCGCGCAGCTTGGTCTGATCGTCGAGCTTGTTGTACTCCTCGTCATCCCCAACCAACATGCTGTAGATGATGGTGGTGGCAGACAGGAGGCTTCCGGTAA